ATGGTAAACATCGCAAAGAAAAATGCTATGAAATTCAAAAATGAAAAGCAGCTTGAAAAGCTTATTGATGAGTATTTTGTGATCTGCGGACTTAAAAGCGGTGATGAAGAGACTGCGGCGGAAAAGACGCCTACGGTTTCGGGGCTTGCTCTTGCCCTTGGGTTCAACTCACGAAAGGCTATGCAAAGCTACAATGAAAACGCTTCATGCAGGGCGCATATCGAGAGGGCACTTCTTAAAATTGAGGAATTTGCCGAATCGAAGCTTTTTGACAAGGGGCAGTATTCGGGTGCGAAATATTTCCTTGCGGGAAATTTTGATGGATGGGATGACAAAAAGGAAAATTCCGCCGAGACCCTTGAAAGGCTTGACAATGTGCTTAAAGCCATATCACAGGCTATGAAGATGTGAATTTAGCAAAATATGATTTTGCTAAATTCGGAAGGGGGTGATAATGATTTTTACCAAAAAGCAGAAGATCGTATGGGATGAGACGGTGAATCACTTTCACAGGTGGAATATTTCCGTTGGGGCTACGCGTTCGGGGAAGACCTATCTTGACTATTACCGAATCCCTTACAGGATAAGAAATGCACCGAAAGACGGGCTTATTGTTCTTATAGGAAATACTCTGGGGACACTGGAGAGAAACATTCTCGAGCCTATGAGGAAAATATGGGGGAATGAGCTTGTGGGGAGCATGAATGCTTCGGGAAAGGCGGAGCTTTTCGGGAGGACTTGCCACTGTCTCGGTGCGGACAAGTCGGCTCAGGTAAGCAAGCTGCAGGGTGCGGGAATTGCTTATTGCTACGGTGATGAGATAACGACATGGGCTGAGCCTGTGTTTCAGATGTTAAAATCGCGTCTTGACAAAAAGGGGGCTTGCTTTGACGGGACCTGCAATCCCGATGCGCCGAATCACTGGTTTCATGCTTTTCTGGAAAGCGATGCGGACATTTATCAGATGAGGTTTGTTATAGATGACAATCCCTTTCTTACGGATGAGTTTGTTGTGTCTTTGAAAAAGGAATATGCGGGGACGGTTTATTATGACAGGTTTATCAATGGGTTATGGTGTGCTGCGGAGGGTGTTATTTACAGGCTCTTTGCGGACTGTCCCGACAAATTTATTATACGGGAAGTGCCGAGCGATATTGTTTACTGCACGGCGGGGCTTGATTTCGGAGGGAACGGTTCGGCTCATGCGCTTAATCTGACGGGAGTTACACGGAATATGGGCAGTATTGTTACGCTTGATGAATGGTACTCCAAGGGGGAGCTTACTCCTACGGAGCTTGAAAACAAGGTTTGTGATTTTCTTGAGAGTGCGGCAGAAAAATATCCTCTGACGGACTTGTACTGCGACAGTGCGGAGCAGGTTCTGATAAGGGGGATAAAGCGTGCTGCGGAAAAGCGGAGGATACCCGTTAACATTCACAATGCGAAAAAGGGGGCTATCCGTGACAGGATAAGGTTTTACTGCGGGCTTATGGGAAACGGAAAGTACAAGGTGATGAGTAATTGTGTACATACTGTTCGGGCTTTCAGTGAGGCGGTATGGGCGGCGGAAGGGTCGGATGTGCGGCTTGACAACGGCAGTGTAAACATTGACAGTCTTGATGCACAGGAATATTCCACGGAATTTATTATGAAAAATTTTATTGATGCGGGAGGTTTAGGATGAACGTTAGCGATATTTGCGAGGACGTTAAAAGGATATTCGGCTCTGCACCTGCGGAGATGAGCGGATATTACGCCGATTCACAAAGGTGGAGGAGGATATATGCAGGTGAGCCCCACTGGCAGAGTGTTAAAAAGTCGGGGTTATACCGCGGCGGGAGCAGGCGGATAAATATGCTTGGGGGCGCAAAGGTGCTTTGCGACAGGTTTGCTGTGGGGGTATTTGCGGAAGAGCCCGAGATAGTATTTGAGGATGAAAGGTGCGGGGGATTTGTAAAGGATGTGCTGCAAAGAAGCAATTTCATGTCTCGTATGAACGAGATACTTTCCTATGCTTTTGCCATGGGCGGATGTGTATTCAGACCCTACATAAACGGCGGTGAGGTAGGTATTGACTGTGTATTCGGGGATGGGTTCATACCGACCGAATGGCAGGACGGGATCATACGCGCAGGTGTATTCAGAAGCAGCTCGGTAAAGGATGGGTATTTCTATACATTATATGAAAAGCGTGGCTTTGAGGGTGACACGCCTTATGCGCTTCATGTACTTTATAAAAGCAAGGACAGGTTTTCTCCCGGCAGGCAGTGTGAGCTTGGGGAGCTTTATCCTATGCTGAGTGAAAAGGTGATATTTGAGGGGCTTGAGGGGACAAATCTGCTTTCCTGCTTTAAGATCGCGGGGGCAAACAATCTTCGGCCCGAGGTGCCCATGGGGATCTCTGCGTTTGCAAATGCGGAGGACACTTTAAAGGCACTGGACGTAGCTTTTGACAGCTTTGCAAGGGAATTTGTACTTGGCAAGAAGAGGATAATTGTACCGAGTTCATGTGTACAGACGGTGGTTGACATTGCAACGGGTGAGCAGAGGCAGTATTTCGATGCGGATGATGAAGCTTATGTGGCTTTGAAATGCGATGAAGAACGTGACCTGAAGATCACGGACAATACTGTGGAGCTCAGAGTTGATGAACATATAAAGGCGATAAATGCGCTGCTGAACATACTTTGCTTTCAGACGGGGCTTTCTGCGGGGACGTTTTCCTTTGATGTAAACGAGGGAGTAAAGACGGCAACGGAGATAATTTCCAGAGACAGCAGGACTGCGGCGACGATCAAGGCACATCAGAATAATCTTGGGGCTGCGCTTAAAGATCTTTTCGATGCGGTCGCGGGGTTAGGGTTCTATATGGGAAAGCTTGACAGTCCCGAGTGCAATGTCAGCATCAAGTGGTGTGACGGAATTATCACGGATGAAAATACTCTTATTGACAATAGTATAAAGCTGGTAAACAGCGGGCTTAAGTCGAGGGTATCTGCGATCATGGACGTAAGAAAGTGCAGCTATGATGAGGCGGTAAAGGAATATGAGAGAATTCTTCTCGAGGAAAGGGGGTGAGAAAGCTATGGAGGAAAACGTTACTTTGGAAAATGAAGCTTCCGAGCAGGAGCCTGCCGTTCCCGAGGTGAATGAGGAGGTAAGCGCGGAAGAATCTCTTGAAGAAAGGCTTATGTCTTCGGAGAAAGCGAGAAATGATGCCGAGGAAAGAGCGAAAATGCTTGAAGCGAGACTTTGCTGCATGGAAATGGGTGTAGCTTCGGAAAATGCGGAGGATGTCATTATGCTTGCAGAGAGATTCGGCGGAAAGGCTGAGGGAATTGCGGCTGTACTGGAAAAGTATCCGTTTTTTGGGGCTCACGGCGGCTTTAAAGCGGAACCTTTCGGCGGTGAGAGAAATGCCGTGACCACGGGTATTCACATGGAGCAGAAGGTCTCTGCGCCCTGCAGCGGAGTTGAGGCTGCTTTCAGGAAGGCTAATCCTACTGTAAAGTTTTAATGCTTTACATGGCGGCGATTATTTATATTGCCGTTTGGAAAATGAGTATGCGAAAATGTTGACCGTACTCAAAACTTAATCAAAGTCAAAAACAGCTCAAGCTGTTTTGAAAAATCTATTTATTTTAATTTTTTAAAAGGAGAAAAAGAATTATGGAAAACACAAACACATTACAGGAACGCTATTCACAGATCGTTGATGCTAAGCTGAGAAGCACGCTTGTTACTCGTGACAGCTACATCTTCAACAATGTTCACGAGGGAAGTCCTGCGGCGGGTGCTGTCAAGATACCTGTGCGTGACACCGAAGTTGAGGTCAAGGCTTATGACAAGGTAAAGGGCGCGGAGCTTTCTTCGGGAGCTACCACTTACATCACCATGCTTATGTCCAACGATGAGGCGGTGAACGAGCTTATTGACGGCTACGATGCTGCGGCTCTTCCCGATGATGTTGTAGCGGAAAGACTTGCTTCGGCAGGCTACACTCTTGCACTTTCTATGGACAGAAAGTCTATTGCGGCACTTGAACAGACAGAGGGTGTAACGGTTTCGGATGTAAAGACTGCGGCTGATTCCACAAATGCTTACAGCTGTGTTGCAAAGGCAAGGACTGCTCTTTCGCGACTTGGTGTACCTGCTGCGGACAGATGGCTTATTGCATCTCCCGAGTTTATGGAGGTTATTATGCAGGATGAAAAGTTCATCAGACAGGGCGATCTTTCGCAGGAGCTTGTTGAAGCGGGTGCTGTGGGCAGAATTGCGGGCTTCAATGTATTTGAGTCGAGCAATCTTATGTACAATGACAAGGAATTTGTAAAGAACAAGACGGTAACTACCGAATTTGTATGCGGTCATCCCAACTGGTGCCACAGAGTACAGGACTGGGCTGTGCCTGTATGCGTAAATCCCATTGCGGACGGTGTTCACATCGGTGCTGCTGCGGTACAGGGCAGAAAGGTTTACAATGTGCTTGTATCAAAGCCTGAGACGGTTTATGTAAAGCGTACAGAAGTATGATCATGAGAAGATCCAAAGGAAAGGAGGTGAAAATTATGGCTTATGCCGACAGGGAATACTATTATAATGTATACTGCGGAAGTGAAATTGATGAGGAAGAAATTGACGGGCTCCTTGAAAAGGCAGGCAGGATCATTGATCTGCTGACGGGGTACAGGATAACGAAAACGGGCCTTGATTTTCTCGGTGAATACCGCAGCACCCTTGTAAAGAGCGCGGTTTGTGCCGAGGCGGATCATCTTGAAAGGAACGGGGATAATACCGAACCTGCGGAGATGACACTGGGAAGCTTCAGATATGTAAACTCCGACAGCGAAAGCGGGGGAAAATATTCTCCCGAGGCTCTTGTAATGCTTGATGCTGCGGGGCTTATGGGGAGAAAGGTAAGCGTGATATAAGCTTGCTTATTCCCGTGATAAAAAAATCGGAAGGGGATGATTGGATTGAGATATGTTCCGAGAAGCCTGCTTATACATGAAGCGGCGCTTTACGAGGAAATGGGAAAGGATGTTTTCGGCGGAAAGGTTTACGGGAATGAGATAAAGCTTAAATATATAAGGGTCGAATACACGTCGGGGATAAACCGTGACGGCATTAAGGGGTTCAATGATAAGAGTGCAAGTCAGGCGGTCATGTATTACGACTGCAAAAACAGTATGCCTGACGGTATGACATTTAAATCGGGGCAGAAAATTATCTGGGACGGGCATGAGTTTACCGTAAACGGCTGCACGGTCTACTATGGCAGTCAAAAGCCCCATCATGCGGAAGTTACACTTGAGGAGGTGGGCTTGTGACGGAGGAAATTATATGTAAGATGTCCGAGATAATGGGGCTGCAAAGCTCGCTGCGAATGGACGCGTCGGGCGGAATACTTCTTTATCCCGAAGCTGCGGAAGCGGAAGAGGGGTTCCTTGACGGCGGAAGAATAAGCGTTATTAAGGTTCGGCTCAAGCTTAAGGGAACAGATCCCAAAAATCTTTTTTACATGGCGGAAAGAGCCTGCAGAGCTGCCGACAGCTATGACGGCGGGGATTTTCTTCTTGAAACGTCGGATTATCCGTCAATGGAGTGCAGCAATGAAAACGGGATGTATATTGTATCATGCAGGTTCACGGCAGAATATTACACCGATGCTTCAAATAATGATGTATCGGGCGGCAGTGCGGACGCAATGAGGATAGTGTACGAAAGCCCCGACGGTGAAGAGTTCGATCTGTCGGGCGGTGAGATGCGTGCGGTAAGCGTTGACGGAATACTGCCGTACAGGAGTATCAGCATAGATGAAAGCGGAATTTATGACGGCGGTGAAGTTGTATCGGAAAGGTGCGGCACAAGGGAGATAACTGTTAAGACTGCGCTGTGCGGAGGTTTTGTATCGGCACAGAAAAAGCTTTCGGGTATCTTCGGGAAAAGCGGTGAGGGCACATTCGGCAGGCTGTATTTTTACACGGGTGATGACGGAAAAAGCATAAGGTGCATTCCCGAAAAGGTATCGGCAACTGCGGAAAGCGGGATAGTTTATGCGACGATAACGTTTATATGTCCCTATCCGTTTTTTGAGAGCATAGAGAGCAGGACGTTCCACATATGCGGAGCGGAAGACCTTCTTGAATTTGACGACTGGGAGCTGACAGAGGAAAACGGGACGGAGCTTTCTCAGATCAAAACGGGAAACTCGGTTTTTGCGGAGAATGACGGCGGATACGGTGCGGGATGCGTAATTACAGTTGAATTTACGGGAAAGACGGGAGATTTCAGGGTCTATAATGCGGACACAAAGGAATTTGTGGGGGTCAAGGGAAGCTTCGGTGCGGGTGACATTGTATATATTGACACGGAAGACGGTGAAAAGGGGATAACTCTTTCAAGCATATACGATCTGTCAATGAGCGAGGATATAACGTTCAGGATAGAGTGGGGCTCGGAATTCTTTGAGATAGCGTCGGGGGGAAGCAGAGTGTACATAACCTCTGCGGACGGAACGGACAACATAAATGCGGATGTTACTTTTACGGAAAGATCGGAGGGGATCTGATGGAGATATGGTTTTACGAAACCACGGACAGCGGATTTTTAAGTCTGAAAGGAATAACGGACAAGATAAACTCTCTTCATATTACGAGAAGCTTTCTTTCGGGAGATACTTTCACGCTGACTTTGCCCGAGACCCCGAAAAATTACCGCTTTGCCGTATCGGATGAGATACTTGAAGTGCCGGGAGTATTTTCGGGGTATGTTACAGCGGTAAGCATCGGTGAAAATACCTCGGGGACAGGGGAAATAGTGCTTAAAGGTTCGTCCTTTGACAAGCTGCTTTCAAGGAGAATACTTATCAGCGGAACTTCGTCCGACAGCTTTATGACTGTACTGGAAAAGAATGCGGGGGAAAGTGCGGGAGAACTGAGAAGCTTTCCCTGCACATACTTTGACAAGGAGACGGACTGCGACGGTATGCTGGCGGACGGGCTTTATTATGTAAATATGGGCACATACAGGCAGACGGTATCAAACAGCAAAATGATAGGTCTTAAGTCGGAGATAGAACATTCTGAAGAGGGGGCAAGAGTAAGGATATACGGCAGATACGGTGAGGACAGGTCGGCTGTGGGGAACAGCTCGAACCCTGTGGTGATCTCCGATGCTTACGGAAATGTAACGGACACGGAGTACAATTACAACGAAAGCGGCGGGATAAACGGGGCATACATTTATTCGGACGTTAAGTATAATTCCGTGGGGCAGATAACCTGCAAGGCATGGAGCAAGACGTTCGGAAGTGTAAGCGGTTTTGGCAGGTGCGAGAGTGTATACAAGATAGACCCTGCAATATATTATGAAGCAACGGCTTACGGCGAAAGCGTAGTATGGTCGCCTGTTCTCGATAAGGAGGGAACGGAGAAAAAGGCGGAGAATTACTTTATTTCGCACAGTTCAAGCTTTACCGACTGCTGCACGGCAGTCCTCAGACTCAAAGGCAAAAGCAGTATGGGCTTTGAGGTGGGTGACAAAATATCTTTATACAGCAAAAGGCTCGGAAGAGCTGTACATGAAACGGTATACAAGGCACAGGAGGATTATGAGGACGGAGCACATTATGTTTCCGTTTACATAGGTCCGTCGGATTAAGGGCTTTGGAAAAAAATCAAGGAAAGGTAAGGAATTAATATGTCAAACGAATACGGATTTTTTGCGGGAAAGAATCATGACAGAAAATATTCGGCAGATGATTTCTGCGCGCTGTTCAGCGATTTCTTTTCGGACGGAATTCTCGGAAAGGATACAAACTCATTCAAGGTTTCAAGCGTGGGAGATATGGAGCTTGAAATAAACGGCGGAACGGCTTATATTCAGGGCAGATGGTACCGCAGAAGCAGTTCGCAGGATCTGACCGTTACGGGAAGTGATGCGGATTACGGCAGATATGATGCGGTTGTCATAAGATGCGACTACAAGGAAAGAATGATATACGCGGATATTGTAAAGGGTGCGGCAGGTGAGAAACCCGAAAAGTATGAGCCTGTACGCAATGAGAGCGTATACGAGCTTGTTATAGCGTATGTGTATGTTGAAATGAACACGGTTGCGATAACTCAGGCGGATATTACCGATACAAGAGGAGATGCCTCGCTTTGCGGCTTTGTTACAAATGCAATTGAAAATGTTGATACGAGCGGACTTTTTGCACAGTATGATGCACAGTGGGAGCTGCTTAAGGCGGCTTGTGCGCAGGATTCACAGATGGTAATATCTGCGTGGGACAAGCTTAATACTGTGAAAACCGTTAACGGTATAGATCCCGTGAACGGAAATGTTACGGTTACGCAGGGGAACATTCCAAGCGGTGACGGTGCATATCAGATGCCCTACCGCGTTGAGAGAGGCAGTTTTACCACGACAACTACGGTCAATACCATATCCTTTGCCGAGAACTTTAAAAGCGCGCCGATCGTGCTTGCAACGGGAACGGATATGAAATCAGGCGATACATCATACGGCGTGGCACATTTCGGTTTAATATCCGCATCGGAATCAGGCTTTGAGATCAATGTGTTTATGGGTAGAAATCATCTGACACTGGGAACATCTCTGCCATGTAATGTAACATGGATAGCGTTCGGAAATTAAGGAGGAAAAAATATGATAAAGCAAATTGCGGTAAACGAAAACGGTGTTGTAACTATGTGCAGCATCGGGGGAAAAATTAATGGCGGCATTGATGTGACGGAAATTCCCGATGAAGTGATGGAGTGCCCTGCAAAGTATATATACAAGGATGGGGAATTCACCGAAAATCCCGACTTTGTATATAATGCAAATGAATATGAAAATGAGCTTACGGTAAATGACCTGTCACTTGCCATAGCTGAGCTTGCGGAGGTGATACTTAATGGTTAAGCTTTATGTAAATCTGATCTTATCGGGGAAAAAGAGCATTGACGATGTGCCCGAAAGATGGCGCGAAGAGGTAAGAAAGATGATGGAGGAGAACGAACATGACTAAAGTTATTGATGTATCGGTGCATAACACCGTTACCGACTGGAGCAAGGTCAAGTCTCAGGGTATCGACGGGGTAATTATCCGTGCAGGCTACGGAAAGGCAAGCTCTCAGAAAGACAAGATGTTTGAGACCCACTATAAAAATGCGTCGGCGGCAGGGCTGCACATCGGGGCTTACTGGTACTCCTATGCTGTTACGGCAGAGGAGGCAAAGCTTGAAGCAAAGGCTTTTATCGAGTGCATAAAGGGCAAGACCTTTGATATGCCCGTATACTTTGATATTGAAGAATCAAAGCAGGTAAATCTCGGCAAGGCTCTTTGCACCGAGATAGTAAATGCGTTCTGTACTGCTATGGAGAATGCGGGATATTTCTGCGGGGTTTACAGCTTTGACAGTTTCTTCTCGTCAAACCTTGACAATGAGGTACAAAAGCTGTACAGCTGCTGGGTCGCAAGAGTTGACGGAAAAAAGCCTGCAAGCTGCACAAGCTACGGGATGTGGCAGTACTCATGGAAGCTGTCTCTTACGGGATTTACGGGGGATGTGGATGTATCATACTGCTACAAGGACTTCCCAACTATTATAAAGTCGGCGGGGCTTAACGGTCTTTCCTCAAAAAGCTATACCGTTACGGCGGAATATTCGGGGGAAGATGAAAGCAAGGCCGACAGCATTGCAAAGAGCTGTGAAAAGCTTGGGATGACAGTTACAAAGTCGTGA